TAATGCTGCTGCTGTTTGGTCAGCGGTACTTCCCGAGTGGTGTACAGCATCTCTGGTAGGTCAAGGCACTCCTCCTTCGTGAACCTGATGGCGGGTTGCAGCACATTGAACACGGTGTCTCGCGCAGTGCGCTTCGGAGCCCACTTGAACTGCGATATCTTGTACATGACCTGATCCCGAAAGGCCCCCGCGAATCTTGGCACAGAGGCAGGGTTCACCAGCTTGGCTAGCCCATACGCATCAACGGGGGACTGCGAGGCTGGTGTCCCTGTCATGAGCCATAGGCGGGTGTTGGCCTTGACCAGAGTGTTGAGCGCCTTCCATCGGTCTGTGCTTGTGGACTTGATTGCGGTTGCCTCGTCCACGATGATGAGGTCGAACCCGGCTAAAGAAAGCTCTTCGCGTACTACCTTAACTCCGTCGAAGTTGATGATGACGAACTCGTAGTCCCCGTTGACGATCCGTATTCGCTTGTGGCGATCCCCCGTTGCAATAGCCACCGTGCGGTGCATGACCGTCTTGAACAAGTCTGAGCGCCATGCGGTGTCCATGATTGACACAGGGCACACGATGAGTACGCGCTTGATTTCGCCTTGGCGCATGAGGTAGTCTGCCGCCCATGCCGCCGCGCTTGTCTTGCCTGTCCCTGCCTCGGATAGCACCAAGCAGCGGGGGTGTGTAACCAAGAAGGCTGCGGTTGTCCGCTGATGGTCGAAGGGCGTGTAGACCCCGGGCCACTTGTACCTTGCCGTGATGGGCTGGGGCACATCCTTGATCTGCAAATTGCGTAGCAGCTTGGTCTCTTGGTAGCCCCAGTTGACTAGGACTTGTGCCATGTCTCCTTTACGGGCAAGCACCTTGCTCTTCGGTATCAAGGCAGTGATCTGGTCTGCCTTTCGCGTCACGAACTGCAACGCTTTGTTGTCAATTATTTGCACGGATTTTTCTTTCAAAAACGAGAAAAGCACGGTAGGGTTAACTACCGTGCAAGAACTAACAATGACAACCAAGTGCCCCGGGGTGGCATACCCCAAGGCAACACCATCCTACATCACTTTTTCGATTCGCGCTTACTTATTTGCGACTTCATTGCCCCCGTTTTGGTGCGGGAGAAGCTGCGGTTAGCCCCCTCAGTAGCAGCCTGTAGGTTGCCGAGCCCGGACTTCCCTCCCTTGGACAACGCCTTCTTGTGGTCTACATCCATCGTGTCGGGTAGTGTACCGTTGGCCTTCTCGTAGGCCCGTCTGGCCTTGTGGCGTTCAGACTGCGCGGCGAGTTGTGCGGGTGTGCCTTGGTAGTTGCGATACTCCTCGGCGTAATTGCGTGGCTTTGCCATACAAGCTCCTATCTATGTTCACATGCCTCTTTGGTCAGAGGGCAAAAGTTACACAAGCCGCTGGGTTTAGCGTTCCACACGCCTAGCTCTACGGCATCCTCAATCATGCTGGCGTGTCCCGCCCACTTGGAGAAAATCTCCGGTAGCTGGGCACGGTTGTACTCAGCCTTCACAATGTCGTTGGCAACGACAAATATCAGCAGCCCCTTAACCTTGTCGATCTTGGGGTAGTTCGACATGACCATCGCTGCCATAAGCTCAAGCTGATCGGTGTCTGCAAAGCGGCTCGACTTGCCTGTTTTGTAATCACCTACCCGGGCTACACCGTGGTCATGGTTAAGCGCAAGGTAGTCGGGCACTCCCCGGAACCACACATCCTTGGCGAAGAACTCGCAAGGGGAGAAGTCCCGCCTGATGCCTAGCTTTAGTTCACACTTAATCTCCCCGGCAACCTTGGATAGCGGCTCCACGAACCGCTGGTACTGCCGGAGGTTTTCAGGCAGGGGGATGCCGTTCTGTATGTAATGCTCAAACGCCTTATGCACCCGCTCCCCATACAGGATTGCTTCGGTGGCTTGCGACTTGTATTTCTTGAGGATGCGCACCTCATGGTAGCGGCGTTGGCATCCCAAATAATCCTTGATCGAACTGTATGAATGTGCTAGTGCCATAGGAGATGTATAGGAGTTTGTATCCCCGAGTCTATCAGTTAACAGTCTCCATAAGAAGCCCCCATACCAGATTCACAGGCAAGTGGCAACCCCTGCGCCCACTTGGGTCTCCAAGACATGCAAGCCTCAACAAACGCCCGGGCCTCATTAGCCTCGGCTTTCTTGGCAATAATCGCCACGGAGTCATGCACGGTAAGGACAACCTTGTACCGCTTGGCTATCCGCAGCATCTGCTCCCCCACCACTATCCTAGCTACAGCCTGCGTGAAGTTCTCTACTGCCTTGCCGCCGTATACATGGACGGGCAACCCCTTGGACTGGTACACCCATTGCTGCTTCTCTTCCTGTGGAGTTCTATGTATGATCCGCCTGAGTTCTGGGTACTGGATGAACAGTCCATTGGGTAACGACAGGCCCTTCCCCGGAACCGCCCGTATGAGTCCGGGCACATCTACGGGCATACCTACGCCCAAGGCTAAGGATCGTAGGGACGCCTCGGCCTTCTTCCAAAGCTGCGGAATCCGAAAATAGGTAGCCCGGTAGGTGTCGATGATGCGCTTGGCCTCGACATCGGTAACCTCCACCCCCGCCTGAGTCTTGAGGAAGAGCTTCAACTTGGCGTGGCCGACCCCATACCCTGCACCGAGGATCACAACCTTGCCTACCTGTCGTTGTATATTGTCTACCTGTGCCATAGGTATGTTGTAGATGCGGGTTGCCATCAACTTGTACACATCCTCCTTACGCTCAAACGCCGCAAGCAAGTCATCCTGCCCAGCCATCCATGCAAGGGTTCGCGCTTCGATCTGCGCGGAATCGCAGTCGATAACCACATATCCCTCGGGGGCCATGATGGCCCGTTTGATCTTGCCTGCGTTGGGGTTCTTAGGGTTCGATGTAAGGTTCTGCAAGTTAACGGCGTCTTGCCCCGACCACCGCCCTGAGTGGGCTCCGTAATACCGTAGGGGTATGGGGAACGCGCCACGGTACGACATCTCAATGAACCGCTGCGTCCGGGTCTCCTCAATCGTAGTCTTATTGCCCAGCCTTGCAGCCATAAGCCCTTGGATACGATCATCATCGTGGCTCTCCAGCGCCTTGAACCCCTCGTCAGTCTTGGCGAAGGCATACGCCTCCTTGCCCGTAGTAAGGCTAATCTTCATCGGCGGCTCGACATGAAACCTACGCAGCAAGTCCGCAAACTTATCGTTGGACATGAGCAGCTTCTTGATACCCTCAACCCCCTCGGTAAACACCGCATGAACAAAGTCCGGGTCAGCATCGGCCAGCATCATATCCCGCACATCATCCAGCAACGTAGCCTTGCGTTCCTTCACCCCCGCAAGGTGAACCTCAAGCTGGGCACGATCTAATATTAGAACGGGTTCGATGAACATACGCAGGGTCAGGTCGATTAGCTCTAGCTCCTGCCGGGGGAACCCCATACCCATATACAGATCGAACAGCGTCTTGGTAAGCTCGACATCGTTCTTGCAATACTCGCCGTACTTGGCTAGCGCCTCGGGTGTGAAGTCCGCATAGCGTTTGTTGATAGCCGCCACCACCTCGTCCCCCTTGACCCCCACCCCATGACGCTTGGCTTGCGCGTCGAGGCTATGTGACCTATCGTGAGGAAACAGGGCGCGAGACATACCCAGCGTGTCGAGCCAGCCCTTCGGGTTTACGTTGTAGTGCCAGCTAAGTACCGCACCGTCGAAGGCTGTGTTCTGGCAGAGGATGAACGTGTCTGTCCAGTCTACCGATGCCAAGTAATCCTTCACCTCGGGCTGTGGATACCAGATTGTCGGGCCCGTACCTAGCTTGATGCCCATGCCGATCACTTCAAACTGCGGGTCTTTTACATACGCTTCAGTAGTTAGCTTGGAGAACCCTATCTCCCGGCTATAGAACGATTCTAGGTCTAGGGTTACTATCATTTACTGATGATGTAGGCGAGAGTTTCAGGGAGGGAGGCTAGGCCAGCTTCGTTAATCAGCAGGGCTGTCCCCCCTGCGGAAGCAATGGCATCTAACTCCCTGTCCTGCAACGCGGTGGTCTTGCCGTTACCCGCCTTGCATTCAATGGCGAGGAAGAATCCCTTGATGCAGCAGATGATGTCCGGTATCCCAACGCGCCCATACCCATTAGACGCTGGGGAGAAATGGTATACCTTGTGAGCGTCCAGTATCTTCTTAACGGCAGCTTTAACTTTTGCTTCGGGTGTCATTGAAGTCCTTGGTGTAATAGGTGAGGGGGAAATGTAGATTCTGCGCCCCCTCAAGCCGCAGTGGGAGGGATAACGGGGGGTATTCGTGCAAGGCTAGGGCCCCCAGTTATCGGCAACTTATGTTCGCATCTACAAGGCTTGCATAGGTCACCCAGTATGTATCCCTAGCCCTTGTTTGTGTCTTTCCGTATCAGCGCACGGTACGCCTCAATCGCATCCTTTCGCTCACATTGCAACTGCTGGATCAGGTCATGCTGCATCTGCAACTGTAGGTAGGCTTCATGGGCGAAGTTCGCCAATGTCTGCGCGTTCCACGCCGCAAAGTTAGGGGGGCTACTCATAGGAACTTTTATGTAGTGTAGTCAGTTGAGTCTTTGCCTTGCTCAGGGCGCTTGCTTCTATCTGTCGTACTCTCTCTTTGGTGAGGTCAATCTTATCGCCAATCTCATCTAAGGTATGTTCTTCGATTCCACCAAGACCGAACCGAAGCCTTAACACGCTCTGTCTACGAGGGGAAATTGTCTCCAGCGCAGCCTCAACCTGAGCCACCAACTCCTTACGAAAGACAATATCCTCCAGAGACAACGTGGTGTCTACTCCACCTACCGTACCCATGCCAAGCCCCAACGCAGCCCGTACCCCATGCGCGTCAATGGCTACGCAGGTTGTGTTGCGCTTTAGCTCAAGGGTAAGTTGCTCCTCTGTCCACAGATCAGTAGGCGATAGGCAAAGCTCTTCCATTAGCTGTGTGGCTGTTGGAGTGAATGACCCGCGCCTTCCTATTGGGGGTTCCTTCAAGGCTACTAGCGCCCGTAACCCTCTAAAGCTGAACCCCGTCCCCCGGCAGAACGCCGCAAGGCTTTTGTACCCCGCCTTCTCTATGGCACTCATGATAAGGTTGTTGCTGACGCTAACCTTGACGCGGTACTCGTTCATAGCAGTGCATCCCCAACACGCTTCCTCATGGCTTCCCTATGCATCTTCTCCAGCAGCTTTGGGTCGGCGCGTTGGAAGGGGTCGGTGAAGTCGAGTAGCTTCTTTACTTTCCTCCGTACCCGCTTTGGTTTGGTAGGAGTCACGGGTTCTTGCATGGTTCTGTTCCTTTTGTTTGTTGATTGCTTCGTTGATCCTTGCCCGTAGCCACTTGCTACCACCCAACCGCAGGAACATGATGTGCTGCTCCTCGGTCAGTCTGGCGCTCATGTCGGGGGCAATGTATCGTGGGCGTCCACCTGTCAAATCACTTTTTGGGCGCATCACGGGCTTTTATCATTGCGTCTGCCATGAGATACGCATAGCCAGCAATAATGTGCATGACATCAGCGTCATCCTTGGGGTTGCTATTGGTGCTACTTATGAATTCTTGCATAGCTGCTGTTGCAAAGTAATCCCGCAGGGTTATCTCAGATATGGGTGGGTTCATTTGCTTCTCTTTTCTCGTAGTCTGCGAGGTACTGCGCACCCTTCATGGTCAGCGTCCACACTAGGCACTTTGCTCCTGATGGGGCGAACCGCTTCAACTTGTTACCGTCCGCATCACGCAGAACCGAGACCAGCCCAACATCACGGCAGTCCCCTCGCCGTTTGCCTATACTGTTTTGTTGCAGGCGTGTTATGGCTGAAAGTTCGTAGTCTGTGCAGGGGCCGTAGACGCGCAGCGCACGTAACGCTGTAATGCAATGTTTGGTTGCATTGAACTTCGCCATGTCCGCTGCGGCATAGGAAGTTTCTGGGTCACCAGCCCGTACAGCCGGGGCGGGGAACGTCAATTCAATCTCTCGGATCATTTCGTTTCTCCTTTAATGCCGTGTGCCTCTTCTACCAGCCGGACGTACCGGGTCATCCACTCGCCCCAGCGGCGCTTGATTTCTGCGTCAGGAATTGGCGTTAGCTGTTGCCAGTCTGTCTTTGCCAGCGCGTGGTTCAGCCGCCTGTCCAACTCGTCAAAGGCTTCGTCTTCAGTCATGTGTTCTTCTCCTCAATACCGTAGAACCAATTATCATCAGCGGCCCACTTGCGCGTACCGTCCACAGTCCACAATGTTTTCGCTGCTTGGAAGTCTGGGAACTTTGTCTCGGCAGGTATGAGACTTTGGTCGTACCACAAGCAGCGATTATTTGGCTGCGTGGCAAACTGCCCGTTGTCTAGCTTGATAAAGTTAAAACTCTTATGCTCCTCGGCTTGCTCGGTAAACCCAGTATCAATATCCAATCCATCGGCGCAGAAGTCCACCGTGAACAGGTACTTGCCAAAATGCCATCGCTTGTCTTTACCCAAGAACTTTACACCAAGGTTGCGTAGACCAATCTTTTCTATGATGGTAAACCTGTAGCCCATGCAGTCCCACAATTGCAACGTGTCAACGGGTAGGTTGCCAGCTTTTTCGTGCCACACATATGCATGGATGGGCAGCTTATCGTACAGCGCACCGTAAGCTGGCAGCAGCGACTCAATCCTAAACACTTGCCCACGCAATGCTTTGAGGCTTACCCAGATGGCAGGTTCTAACTCGCCGTGACCCTTTTCGTCGTTGTATAGAAACTCACGCTTCACAAAACATTTAATCGGCGGCAGCGATGCCACTATGTAACTCATGTGTTCTTCTCCTTCAGCTTGTCCTGAATCTGATCCATCAGCTTGCGGGTATACCCCTTTACAGGCGTGTCACCCCATGATCCTACGATTTCTTTAATCTCATCGTCGGTTAGGTTGACCCATTCACGCTGCGCCATTTTGTTGACCGCCTTGTCTACGCTGGTCTTCATCTGGTGCTGTGCGCCATCAACGAACCCTCGTTCATAGTCTGGCCCTTGGTCAAGTTTCGGTGGCGTCCCCGGTGGGTTCAGGCGGTCAAATATCTTCTTGCCCCGTTCAAAGAATTCTTTGTCTTTCCCGGTGCTGTTGTCTTTCATCTCAACCCCCAAAAGTAACCCGACAAAAAGCCAATGGCGAACACCAGCGCAAACACGCCGACGATAGCCAGCCCTGTGCGTACAACGCCAACCATTGTGTCGGTGTAGGAGTGTTCAAACCCCATTGGGAAAGAGTCCTTCTTCAGGTACTTGTAGTCCCAATCACTCATGATTTCCTCCTTGAAATGTCTGTTAGTTCTGCCATCCATCTATCGAACAACGCTTGGGTCATCATCTGGGAATGCGCCCCGTCCCAATGCTCGGTGAAAGCGTTACCAAAACTCTTAGGGGTTCCGTCCTCCCAATCGTTGAGCATCTGCTCTTCCTCATCCATTTCGTCAGTCATGTTCGCCCCTGCTTTGTATGGTTAGATGATCCATCGCCCCGGGTCTTACCGGGGTAGCCCAATCGGTCTTGTAGGTCTGCCCATCCGTGATGTGGTTGAATGTCAGCGGCGGAGCCTCGCCTTCCCGCTTTGGGCGTGGCTCAAACTTGCCCCGGAACATCGCCAGCATGGACTTCTGACTCAGTTTTATCTCGCTCATGTAAGTCTCTCCACAGGGGTAGCCAGTAGCCACTTGTCGCCAAGGAACCGCACGGACTTTATCCATTGGCGCATGTTATGCCTGTTAGTGTGCCTCGGAGAGAGGGGATTGCTAAAGTGCTTGCGCACCCGGGTCAGCATATGGATGTTCATGCCAGCCACCCACGCAGCGTAGCTTTTACCTTCTGCACAAGCGTCAATGGAGTCGGCGCTACTTCTACACGCAGCGGGGGGTGACTCCACAATGTAGCGCGTACCGGAACCGCCAAGCTAGCAAGACCCATCGTCATACTCTTCTGCACAAACCGAACATAGGTCGTATTGGTGTTGAGTTGTAGAGCAATCTCTTTGTAGTCCAGCGTCCCTAACCGCGTCAGCTTGCGAATCTTGGCTGCGATGGAGCGGGAATGTGGGCGCTTCTTCGGCTTGCGATTGACTACCGGAGTCAGGGCTTGTTTGGTGAGGGCTTTGGTTGCCTTGAGTGCCTTGGTCATTTCAGTCATGTCATAGTTCTTTCTAATATTAGATGCGGTCATATAAAACGGCGGCTAGGTTAGGGGCCGTCCATCCTTGCGGTTTAAGAATCTTTCCATCTTCTCGTTTAGTTACCTTCCCGGTCTTGGGATTTATCTTGGCGAAGTTTGACCGTATAACTTCTTCCCAACCCTCCACCATCGGCCAGCCCCGAGATAGCCCATAGCCTATTACGACTACGAGAATATCCAGCACCGCGTCGAAGGCTTCCACCTCATCCCCTTCAACAAGGGCAGTCTCAAGCTCCCTCCCCTCTTCCTCCAATAAGTTTAGGTACAGGCAGGACTGCTCCATATTGTCCTCGGCGGTAGTCTGCCCACACGCTTTCATGAACGCAGCTTGGTCATGGAATACGGACTGCGGTTGTTGTCGCATGTCCAGTCGTTCGCTCAACGCTTTTACGAGTCCGGTGTGCCCATCGGCTTGTCGTATGAGTTCGCTGTCGGATAAGTTTTCATAAATCATTTATTTCCTAGAGTTAAATGTTTCAGGGTTAAAGTCTATAAATTCAGTAAGATTATTCTCCTTGTCTGTCCTAAACCAAACGATTAAGTCTGGCGGTGGCTTGGGGATTTTCCGCACATGGCCCCCCACGATAGCAACATTGACGATTAGGGTAAGCCACTCGGGGCGAGATGCCACATCTTTAGCCCTAGAAAATTGTTGTCCACCCCGCCAAGTGCGCAAGACATACCCCCCATCGCGTTCCTCGTATCGGTGGTCGCACATGTTGTCATCTCGTATTGCCATATCTGCCTGTATAGTTTGTAAAGAGTCGGCAAGCCCACGCGCCCGGGTTTCGGGCGAGGAACTATCACTCGTCACCAAGCCCCCAATCAAAGCCGCTCAGGATGGAGTCCACCTTCTTTTTGGTCTCTATGCGAGTGCTGTCCTCCTCACGCAGTTCCTTGGGCGTCACATCGGTCAGGGCATCCAACAGCAAGCGCCTAGCCCGGTCAAGGTCGCGGTCATTGGTCACATTGAACGAGGTAAGCAAGTCACATAGCTCCTCTGCATTAGTCACCAGCGTATCGTGGAACTTGCGCTTCTTGCCATCCTCATCGACGGTCAAGCGGTCACTCATGTTGGTCAGCACCTTATGCAAGCGAGTCCACGCATCTTGGTTGGCCTGCGCTAGCATCGTCGCTGCCTTGGCCTCGTACTGGGTAATCAAGTCATGCTGCACCTCGCTCTCAATGTCCAGTCGGAAGTCGCCTGATGTTGCCATCGGGGAGATGGAAGTCTCCATAGAGAATCGGCTTGCTACCTGCTCACTTGCTAGGTACTCGGCACGGTCAAACAGCGTACCCAATTGGAACGCAGCAGCAGCCACCAGCGTATCGTACTTAACCAAGAACTTGTCAACCAGAACCTTGAACTCCGTCCTGTACTCATTCATCGTTTTGGTGTAGATCAGCAGCAACTTGGCAGGCAGTAGACGCTGGCCGTTATCCGACCACGGCATCGTGAGGCGATAGTGTTCCGCCCTAGCCCGGGCTTGGAACTTGGTGATAGCGTCAAGCTCCACGCACTCAGCGAACAGAGACTTGTACACGGACGCAGCCTTCTTGGAGTTGGCCCCCTTGGATGCGGTGACCTCTGCCTGTGTGGCACGGTCTTGCTTACGCCCCGAATAGACGGAGATGTTGAGGTCTACGAGCATACCTGCACGAGCTACGCCAGCGATTTGATTAGCCATAATGTGTCCTTGAGGTTGATGTTAAGAGGGAAAACTTACACGGAACTTTCAGCTTGCAGCTTTGTTACAAGCACCATCGCGTCATACTCGTCCGTACACATCACCGTTATACGGAAGCACTCACGCATGTCATAAGGGACGATCAAGGGCAGGTAGTCGGTGTTGCCTGTCACCTTGTTCTTCCCCATGTACTTGCTCTCAAGCTTTTCGCTGCCATACAGCGCGGTAGTGATAGCCTGCAACTGATCGGCGTTGAGCAGAAGCTTAGTCCCGCTGATATCCAAAATGAATTTCATACTGATTCCTATCTAATGTTAGATGCCGAGATGAACGGTAGTCCCATACGGGGCCTTGAGCGTGGTGGTCAGCGCCCACAAGGTAGGCCAAGTGCTAGTGCCCCAGTCGCCTACATGCCCATCGCTGAACTGCACGATGGCTTGCGGGTTGATATGCTTCTCGCGCAGGTAGTCGAACAGCACCTCACCACGAGTACCCCCGCCACCCTTGGGCTTGAGTTGCTGGACAGCGAACTGCCCCTCTTCGAATGTCTGATGCCCTGCAACCCGTGTATCCCAATAGATCACATGAGTCTTGGTAGGCGTTATGTCCTCCACGATGCGCGTAATCTCCGACACGAACCGGGCCATCTCAGCGCCACCGAAGCATGATCCCGATGTATCAAACCCAATGACTAGCTCCGTCATAGTTGCGCCTACGGACGAGGGCATGTACACATCATCGGCCAAGTACCTACGGTTAGGTCTGCGCCATGAAGACTCATCGCGCCCTGCGCATGTCTCGGTGATGAAGTCCCGCAGTACCTTACGCCAATCGATCTTGGGCGTGAGCAGATCACCGAATACCCCATCGGAATCCCCTCCCGCATTGCCCCGCATCTTGCGCTGCACCATCTCGCCGTTACGCATGGCCCGTCCAATCTCTTCGCTACGCGATGCCATCTCATTGGCAGGTACATTGCCGGGGCTATCCCAATCATGCGAGTCAACACCCTCCCCGGCCTCACCCTTACCACTACCCTCGGGCGGCTTGGGCGGCGGGTTCTGCTTGAGCAATTCAAATATCTGACTCACCGACATGCCCCTGTACTGCGGGTCAGGCTGTATCCCTTCCTTGGGCATACGGACAAAGTTCTCGCCCTGATCCAAGTCGATGAGTGAGAGGTTGGTGAAGTGGTCGGCTGCGATGTTGGCAAGCTGGGCATCCTCTTTCCATAAGTCTTTCCACACATACATATGCTGGTATGCCTTGTGTGTAGCCTCATGCAAGACAAGCAGGTTCAACTCCGGTTCACTCAGCTTGCCCACGAAGTCGGGGTTGTACTTGACATTCCACCCATCGGTACAGGCTGTAGGAATCTCCTCGGTTATCTGCACCTCACCACAGGCAAGCAGCCCAGCCCACGCACAGAAGCGGTTGTGCCGCATGATGGACACATGGGACTTCAGGATTCGATCAGACGCTTTCATTGTGTTTCCTTAGTTGTAATTGAGGGTATCTAACATTAGATGGCGGCGGGGTAGTCGGCTTGTGTGCCTTGCCTAGACGGGAAGGGTTCCAATCTTTCTTGAGGACAACGATGGGCCTACCGTTTGCTGTGCGTTCGATGACTAACATGATTAGAAGTACTTGCCGACTTTGGCTGCGGCTGCGCTGAACTTCTGGCACTTGACGGCCATGACTACCTTGGTCTTGTTGCCAGCCAGCGTAGTGATGAACAGTATCCGGGCCTCCACCGAAGTCCATCGTTCTACATAAGTCATAATGGAATCCATGCTCTCCGCGTTAGCACGGCCAGCCAGCATGAACGCCATCAGGAAGTACGCACCAGCACCACCGGGCAGCATGGCCTTGGTGGGGTCAGCGATCACCGCGTTGAACCGGGGCATCTGGTCGGCTAGGTGAATCATCGCATCCATATCCCGGGCAGCAGCAGCGCCTATCGTACCTGCCAGAGCAGGTAGCAGCGCATCACCCAGAGCATCACGGTTCTTGATAAGGTTCCCCGCACTCTCCAATGAACGGAGTGAGCAGAACGCCTTGGTGTTGCCTGTCAGTGGGTTGAATATGTACGGGTTCTTGGACTTGGCATCTATCAGGTCGTACCGTTCAAACACCTGCGGAAACTCCCGGGCAAACGCCATTACCTCGGGAGCGACATTGTTCTCTGCCGCCCAACTAAGCCACTCCTCAACCGCTGGGTTGCCCACATCCAGCACAGTCATGCGGTTGTGCGCTTGGGCAGGGATGTTGTCGCCCACCCCGTCCGTTGCAAGGTTAGTCGTACCGAACACGATACTCCCAATAGGCAGCGTTACATCTCCAATCCGATGCTCTAGTATGACGGGCAGCAGCATGTTCAGCACAGGGCGGGACGCCTTGCCCAACTCATCCAGCATCAGCAGCACAGGGCGGTTCTGCTCCATCCCGATACCGAACCGGGCATTCGGAGCGTAGTTGGTAACCATAGCCTCACGGTCAATGACTGGCATACCGAGGTCGCCAAGGTCGAGATTCGCCACATCAATGTAGCAGGGCAGGTAGTCGGGCATCTCCCGAGCAAGAGTCTTGAGGATGGAGGACTTGCCCACCCCCGGGGCCCCTTGCAGGAGGAAGGTGTTGGTTCCGCCACAGGTACGGATAAGGGTGGCGGCTTGGGCGAGGGATACTTGGAGAGATTTCATTATGGTTCCTTGGTTATGGTTAGGGTTGATCTAATATTAGATGTTATCTACGGAGAACACAGTCGAGTCACGACACTCATACAGGGGAGCCTTGCATATAGCCATAAGCGCAGCCCAGCAAGTTTTGGCCGACCCGGCTTCGGTTACTACATACTCCCGGCTACTCCAATCGTAAGCCCGGCTATATTTATATGTTGCTATAAGTTCCAGCCACCTATCCGCCTTGCTGGGGTCGCTAAGTATTTCCCGCAGGGCTTTAGCGGCCAGTGGCATACGGTTTTTAGGCAAAATCGGTATTGCTAGCGGCGCACAGGTGGAGTGCAGCATGGGCAGCAGCTCCTTGAACACAGCGAACTCCGCCGTTAACTCTTTGCTGTCCGCCTTGTTCATGCGCTTCATGATGAAGGGCCTAGGCTCAGTCAGCATATCGCCTTGCGCATTGAAGGTAATGCTGTCGTAGTATTTTAAGAATTTATTCTTTACGGATATTGTCATCTGCCTCTGGCTCATTATGCTAGCGCCATGCAGCCCGGAGCATTTGAAGCTCAGGAACGGGAGCGCCCCATATATCGCCTCCCTCGTGGTGCATGAGCCGAACCAGCCTGCGGTATCGAACCGCACCGACCCATCGGGGTACGCAGTTATCACATCGGTCTGGTGAAACCGAACACACATACTTCCCTCCCTCTGCACCACCCTGTAGTGGGCCTTGCTGCGCTTACCAGCAGGGGCATCGCCCTTGTTTTCCCCCCTTTTGAAGCTATGCTCGGCAAGGCGGATTTTCAGTCTGTCGTAGGTATTCATATTGTTTCCTTTGGTTGATCTAATATTAGATGGTTGCGGTATGGATCACTTGCACACCACTTAGTTCGCACAGCATTACCGTAATCTCCCATGCTTTCTTTGCTTTGAACTTAACAGCCGCAAGCTGCTGCGCGGCATAGGTGGTGTCTGCCCATACCTCAATGGACTTGCCCCTATAAAAGCATTTGTATCCGTTCATATTAACTCCTTGGGTATCTCTATAGATGCAGAGCGCATCAAATAGGACACGGTTCCCGGAGGTTCCATACCCTACAAGTTGTTATCTGTTATTTATTTTTACTACGATAGGACTCGTCGTTCACGCATATCCCCTTGCGGGTTCGTGTTCCCTGCGGTTGTCATGGTGGTTCCTTCGGGCTAGGCCCGGGGTGTCATACTCCGCGTTAGGTCTGTTACCCCTTTGGGGGCATTGCAGTCCGTCCATTTAGGTAGTGGCTCTTTGCTTTGCATGTCGCTATCGGTACGCTTGACCTTGGCCCACGGTACTTACACCACGACATGCTGAGACTTTTACTTCGGCGTACTAGGTACGCTTGATACTCAACGCCTTTTCACACAGGGAGGGTTCGCAGGGAATGTTTCTTTTGGTTGCCTTTGGGCTTTGTGGACATTCCGATTCATCCTGTTGTTGCTTCTGCCAATGGCAGCGGCGGTTTGCTAGGTGTGCGGTACGATCCATCTAACATTAGATGCTAGTTGGTTAGACATACCACACACTTACAACGATTTTTTAAAGAGCAAGACCCAAGGGGGAAGGGGTGTCTGCCGACTCGGGACGATCCCCAAGTCGATAGGTCTATTGTAGCACATAAACCCTCCTGTGTCAAGCTTTTGGAGGGTGTTCCCGGCAGTTTGCAGGGGGCCGAACCCCCCGCCCGTCTTAGTTCCTGCATCTAATATTAGATGCTCCGAATGTGTCGTTGCCCCGGGATGCGTATCACCTCCAGCGCCCCGCCCGTCACGCGGCGAGTCACGAACACCTTGCCCGATACCGCGCTGTATGCGTGTGCCGCCCGTTGTGCCTTGGCAAGAATCACAGGGTTCTCGGGCGATATCAGCACCCGCTGGCCTATTTCCATGCGCGAGAACGGCCACTTCTGACGCACCACATTGCGCCTAACCTCCAGCCTACGCTGCACAAGCTCCATCTGCTCGGGCGTGAGGTCGGTAATCGTCCCGTACTCCGGGGAAGTTGTGGACTGGGTTGGTGATAGTTCGACGGACAGTTCGATAGCAGCCGCCGTGGATAGGAAGTCATCCTGTTGGGAGTCCTTGCGGTTAGTGGCAAAGGTAACAGCATCCCGCACATCCCCTACCCGCAGCAGCGAGAGCCCCACACCCGCGAAGATGTTCAGGGCCTTGGTGAAGTTCTCCGCCGATCCCGCAAGGGATGTTAGTTCATCGTCATCATTGCCTGCCATAGCACCCGCATAAAGAATGGTTTGCAGCCTAGCAGGAAACTTGTCGAACTCAGGGGGCATGGGCATGAAGGCGCTGTCAGGTATGGGAGTCTCGGTGTCCAGCCCAGAGTGCAGCAGAGCAGCCAGCAGGGGCAGCAGCCTGACCCGGCGAAAGGAGTTGGGGTTGCCTAACATGACGGTCAAGGACTCCAACGAGCCGTTCACGCCTTGCAGGGGGCGCAGGGAAACCCATCCAGATTCGGCAATTTGTTGCAGGTAGACAGCGGGGGAAGTAGCGGAGGAGGTGCGGAAGATGCGTAGATCGTCGAGTGTCATAGAGTCTTTCTTGGTTGCCATCTAATGTTAGATGAGGGTTTTTGGTTGCGGGAGAGCGCATTGTAGCATAAGTTTCTACTTCTAGCGTTTGGTATTATAAGCAGTTGACTTTGGGATTATAAGCAGTTGACTTTGGGATTATATCGACGTAACACGGGCGTAACGGACGCGTAACACAAAGTTGGCGATTGTGAAGTTACGCTCAAAGCCAGCAGTGGCGCGGGTTGGCGAGGTTATTCTAAGTAGCGTAACGGCGTAACGCGTTTTGGCAGTTCATAAGGCTACAGGACTCGTCCCGACCGTTTTAAAGTGTTTGCCGAATTGGGAATGGAGAAGTCTCAACTGTGTCAAGTGGGAGGGGTCGCTGCAAAAATCTGAACCTTTTTCCGCGTTACAGGCAATGGTCATATATATAAACTAATCTAAATCTTTATATATATGGGGTTTTTCTTAATTTTCCGCTGCCGTTCCGGGGCGGTTTCTGCCCTTTTGGGCCCCTTTACTTCTAGTTGTGTTCTGTTTGTATTCTAGTTGTATTCTGTTTAATCCGTAACTTCGCGCACTCATATAGAACAAACTATTTAGTTAATTTTCGTGTTACGCGCCTGTTACGCGCTTTTTCGTGTTACGCGCCTTTTTCGGCCCTTTTGGGCCTGCTTTTAGCCTGCCATCTAACGTTAGATGGCCCCTCCCGTGCCTCCATGCGTCATAGTTCCGCGCCATCTAATCGTTAGATGCGGCCCCTGCGCCCTGCTCGGCAGTTCGGCTCCCCTGCCTGCTGGCTCCCTCTCTCGCGCTCCCGCACACGCTCGCGTACCGTGGACTACTATGACGAAACCCGGAAAATCCGGGCGAGAAAAAACCCGCCGAAGCGGGTTGGTCGGGACAAGGTCGGTCAGACCTTGAATTCCGGGTCGATCTCGATCGCAAGGTCGATTAGCCCTCCCTTGCATTCCAGCAAATTCAGAATCATTGCCTGCTCAATCCCTTTTCTGATTGTAAGAATCAACGCAGCGGTATCGGTGGTGCTTACCTTGCCGGATTTTGTTCCGGCTTTGCCGACCTTTTTAGACCACGGCAATTTCTTGTCGGCATCGTTCTTGATGCCCGGAGTCCATGGGCAATCGAAAAAGAAGGCGCGTTGTGCCCCTTGTGCGTACTCGGTTACCGTCTTGCTTTCTATTTGTCCCATGGCAATATAGTCAACAAACGCATCGCGCACCGCCTGCCCGATTGCCTCGCATGAGGCTTGAATCCGATTTACACCTGATGCCGTTGCGCTGTCGAGATACTGCTGGATCGTGATGACAATCAGCATCGACGCCCTTGCCGACACTTCATCGCAAGTCTCCAACGCTTCCATGATGGAAGCTGCGGCTGCATCGAAAGAAAAATTGAACGATTTCATTTGGAACCTTTTTCGTAGGGCCGGTATCGCTGACACCTGAAAACCCCACAGCCCATAATGTAACCCAGAACCTGTACATTGTCAAGGTCTAATTTTAGATGGGCCGAGACCCACCCCGGGGGCAGGGCCCCTTTTGGCGCTCGGGAGTCCCTCGCGCATTTACACTGAGTGGCATCCAAATCCCCAAGCACCCGTAGCTCCCCTTAACTCTGTCCAACTACCCCCACCCCCTAAAATAAAACACACACCTCAAAATTTTTATAATATAATCTATAGAATCGCCACACCCCGGCTGCGGACAATGCAATTTCCAAGTATCGACACGGACATCCCGTATGCGGACTACCCACCTACGTTTGAAGACCTTCAGGCGCGGGTAGCCGCCGCATTCAATAGCCTTGCTGAAATTGCCGACGAGATAGAGGTTACGGATGAGGACATCGCTGCCGCTCATTCGGTGTTCACGGGGAACAAGAGCCCCACTGCGGTAACACTCTCCTCGCCCGGGACGGTTGTGCATATCAAGGCGATACTGGATGAGTACGACAAGGTGGTTGTGCAGTCTGCTACCCAACTGCGGACGTATGTAACTAACAAGCTGATACTGGACTCCTCCAGCCCAGACCCCCGGGTACGCCTGCGGTGCTATGAGTTGCTGGGCAAGATTTCCGATGTCGGGCTGTTTACGGACAAGACTGAAATCACCATGCGCCATCGGCCTACTGCGGAACTAGAGCAGCTTCTGCGGGAACGGCTTATGCGAACCATCGACCCCGACACCTATAGCGCCCCCACCAACGCCATTACTACAGACTTAGCCGTTATACCTTCCGACAGCCGATCCGATGCGGCTAGCCCTCCATGACAGACTTGGAAGAAGTAAAGCTGCTGCTATCGAACATAAAGAATATGTCCCACGAGGACATGGCGAATACTCTGGCCCTGCTGGAAGAGTTGGAAGAGCGTAAGAGGACTCAGTTAGCTAGGAATGACTTCCTTGCGTTCATCGCTGCCATAGACGGGGCGTACAAGTTCGGGGTTCACCTCAAGCGGCTGGGGGCTCTTCTGACGGAGGTAGAGCAGGGGCTGAAGGATCGGATAGCTGTGTCGATGGCCCCCCGGTTCGGCAAGAGCCAGATGATATCCATTTACTACCCGGCATGGTATTTGGGCAAGCATCCCGACCACAAGATGATTATGGCCTCCCATACGGTTGACTTGGCCGTGGATATGGCCCGTAAGGTGCGTAACCTGATGCAGTCTGCGGAGTACAGGCAGATATTCCCGGGGGTGGCTATTGCGGCTGACGCCAAGGCTGCGGGTAAATGGAATACAACCAAGGGCGGTGAGGTATATGCCACGGGTGTTGGGGGTGCGTTGGCTGGACGGGGGGCTCACCTGATCGTGGTTGACGATCCGCTGTCGGAGCAGGACATAAAGACCGGGAATACCTCCTCGCTGGACGGCGTGTACGAGTGGTTCAGGGCTGGATTGCGGACTCGGTTGATGCCGGGAGGGAAAATCTGCATCCTGCACACCCGCTGGCATCAGCGAGACCTCATCGGAAGGCTTTTAAAGGACGGAATGCTCAACGAGGGAGGGGATCAGTACGAAATGTTTGAATTTCCGGCGATTATTGAGTACCGCAACCCGTATGCGGACTTCCACGACCCCAAATTTGACCCGGAACAGCCCGAATTCATCCAAAAGTCCCTATGGCCTGAGCAGTGGAGCTTGGAATCCCTCCTGCGAACCAAGGCAAGTATGCCTGCGTGGCAGTGGAACGCCCAGTACCAGCAGAATCCCACCGCGCAAGAGGCTGCGATTATCAAACGGGATCATATTAAGTGGTGGATCAAGCCAAACCCGCCCACGGTGGACTTTATTGTGCAGGCTTACGATACTGCACTGACTACCAAGGATCGTTCGGACTATTCCTCGTGCCAAACATGGGGTGTATGGAAGAACGAGGACGGTATAGACAACGTAATCCTGCTAAATAGGGTTAAAGGTAAGTATGAGTTCCCGGAATTGAAGAAAATGGCGCTCCAGCAGGCCGAGGAGTGGAGCCCGGACAGTGTTATTGTGGAAGCTAAGGCCAGCGGACAGCCGCTGATTGATGAGATGCGGCGCTCGGGGATATTCGTGCAGGACTACAGCCCGGGTAAGGGGCAGGATAAGATTGCCCGGGTTAACTCCGTGAGCGATATGTTCGTCAGTGGGCAGATATGGTTCCCGGAAACGGTGTGGGCGACAGAGGTTGTGGAAGAGATACTGGCGTTCCCGTCCGGGGAGCATGACGATGATGTGGACACCATGACCCTAGCACTGATCCGCATTCGCAAGGGAGGGCTGCTGAAACTGTCCTCGGATAAGACTGAGCCGGAAGACTTCCGTGCTGGGCGTAAAGTTGCGTATTATTAAGGGTAGCCATGCAGAAACACACTGGACGGGGGGACTTGGTAGATCGGCTGGCCTCACAGGTTGGCTCCCGGGACTTGGCTATAGAGTTGCTGCGCAAGCGGGGGCAGATGGAAGCTGGGTCGGAGACCCTCACGGCTGCGGGGGAGGCCCGGAACAAGATGACGGCTGAAGAGAGGGCTAAGGATAGGGCTGCAAAACTATCCGGGAAACCCGCCAGCAAATACAATTACAGCGTAAAGACTAACCGCGCCACGCTAAAGCGGGGCTAAAGGACACATTATGGCTACAACCAGTTTCGATAAAGCTCTGAACCAAGCTCCCCTAGGGCTGCAAGACATCATGGGGGATGATCTTGATAGCGGCCCTGACATGGAGATTGAGATAGAGAACCCAGACCGTGTAACGATGTCGGACGGTAGTGTAGAGATTACTCTGATCCCTGACGGGGAGGAGGGTGGGTTTGATGAGAACCTTGCCGAGACCATGGACAAGGGGGAGCTTCAGAGCATAGCGTCAGAACTGATTGCTCTGGTGGATGCGGATATTAACTCCCGCAAGGACTGGGTTGAAGCGTATGTCAAGGGGCTAGAGGTTCTGGGCATGAAGTACGACGAGCGGACAGAGCCTTGGAACGGAGCCTGCGGGGTGTATTCCACCGTGCTTACTGAGGCGGCAATCAGGTTCCAAGCTGAGATGGTTATGGAGACTTTTCCGGCTCAAGGGCCAGTTAAGACGCAGATCATTGGGGTAATTGACAAGGACAAGGAGGATGCCGCCTCCCGTGTTCAGGAGGACATGAATTATCAGATTCTGGAATTGATGCCTGAGTACCGCCCAGAGCATGAGAAGATGCTGTTTAACCTTGGGTTGAGCGGTGCGGGATTTAAAAAGGTGTATTTTGATCCCGCGCTAGGTCGGCAGATAGCTCTGTTTATCCCGGCTGAAGAGATGATTATTCCCTACGGCGCGTCGAGTGCCCAGACCTCAGAGCGGGTTACGCACATGATGCGTAAGACTGAGAACGAGATTAGGAAGCTGCAAGTAGCTGGGTTTTACTGCGATGTAGACCTCGGCGATCCGGTACACATCACAACCGATGTAGAGAAGAAGAAAGCCGAAGAGCAGGGCTATAGCGTTACCGATGATGATAGGTTTCAGCTACTGGAAATCCATGTGGACTGGGACTTGCCGGGGTATGAGGACGAGGATGGTATCGCCCTGCCGTATGTTATTACGATTGAGCAGGGAACCAATACGGTTCTGGCAATCCGCCGCAACTGGGAGGAAGACGATCCCAAGAGACTCAAGCGCCAGCACTTTGTCCAATACACCTATATTCCCGGTTTTGGAGCTTATGGATTTGGTCTGATCCATCTCATCGGTGGGTACGCCCGTGCGGGTACGAGTCTCATCAGGCAGCTAGTGGACGCAGGATCACTGGCAAATCTACCCGGTGGTCTTAAGTCTAGGGGACTGCGGATCAAGGGTGATGACACTCCGATAGCTCCGGGCGAGTTTCGGGACGTAGATGTGGCTTCGGGCACAGTGCGTGACAACATTATGCCCCTTCCGTACAAGGAGCCAAGTCAGACTCTGCTTGCCCTGCTGAACCAGATTACGGATGAAGCCCGTAGGCTGGGGGCCATCTCTGACATGAACATCAGCGATATGTCGGGCAACTCTCCGGTAGGGACTACGCTGGCGCTGCTGGAGCGCACCCTGAAGACGATGAGTGCGGTGCAGGCACGGGTTCATGCGTCGATGAAGCAGGAGTTCAAGCTACTGGCCGCAATCATTCGGGACAATGCTCCTGATGAGTATCAGTATCAGCCGACAAGTGGAGACCGCAGGGCCAAGCGCGATGACTACGATTTGGTCGAGGTAATCCCGGTCAGTGACCCTAACAGCGCGACGATGGCGCAGCGGATCATGCAGTATCAAGCTGCGATTCAGTTGGCCCAAGGCGCTCCGCAGATTTACGACTTGCCCCAGCTACACAGGCAGATGCTGGAGGTTCTGGGGATTAAGAACGCTGAGAAACTTGTGCCGATTGAAGATGACATGAACCCTCGTGATCCAGTATCGGAGAACATGGCGTTCCTTACGGGCAAGCCCACTAAAGCGTTCATCTACCAAGACCATGACGCCCACATTGCTGTACATACGTCGATGATGCAAGACCCGTTGCTGATGGCGCAGATTGGGCAGAGTCCGCAGGCTCAGAAGATGCAGGCCGAGATTATGGCCCATGTGTCAGAGCATCTAGCGTTTGCATATCGTAAGAAGGTGGAGGAGCAGCTTGGTGTACCGATGCCGCCGCCGAATGAAGACTTGCCGCCTGATGCAGAGGTAGCTCTAGCTCGTGTGGTTGCGATGGCTGCACAACAGGTTCTAGCTGAGAGCAAGGGGCAAGCACAGCAAGCACAAGCCCAGCAGCAGGCACAAGACCCGCTGGTACAGATGCAGCAGCAAGAGTTGCAGATTAAGGGCCAAGAAGCCGCTACCAAGGCTAAGAAGGTGGATGGAGACTTGGCTATTAAGCAGGCAGAGTTGCAGCTAAAACAGGATGAGTTGGCTATGAAGGGTGGTGAATCTCCCCAGATGATTGCCCAACGCCACCAGCAGGAGATGGCCCAGCAGCAGGCTCAGATGCAGATGATGCAACAGAAGCACCAGCAGGAGCTAGCCCAACAGCAGCAGACCCATCAGCAGGGTATGGCTCACGGAGGACAGGTGCATATCCAGAATGCGATACAGCAGCATGAGGCTCATCGGCAGAAGCTGACCCACGCAGAGCAGGTAGCGGAGAACCAGCGGCGGCTGGCTGAAGCTAGGGCTGCACAGACTCCTAACAGGAATGATAAATGACAGAGATAGAGGTTATCTTGAAGAAGATAAGTGAACATGAGATGAGTATGACCGCTGCGTTGACACGCGGGGGTTGTAAGGACTTTGGTGAGTACCAAAGAATTTGCGGGGTTATCCACGGTCTGAGCCTCGCAAAGTCGGATATTGCAGACCTGCAAAAGAAGATAAAGGATTACGAAGATGAGTGAACTCCTGATAGGACAATCGCTAGACCCTAGCGGCCCTGTATCCGTACTACCCGGAAGCGCGGAAGAGAAAGCCAAGCAGATTCCAGACCCCGCAACCTATCACATCCTGTGCGTTCTGCCGGAAGCTGATGATAAGTACGACAACGGGCTACTGAAGTCTGGGCAGACCATGCACTTTGAGGAACTTCTGTCTCCTGTGCTGTTCGTCATCAAGATAGGGCCGGACGCCTTCAAAGACGAGAAACGGTTTCCTAGTGGGCCATCCTGCAAGACAGGCGACTTTATTCTGGTTCGTCCCAATACGGGAACCCGGATGAAGATTCACGGGCAAGAGTTCAGAATCATCAATGATGATTCTGTAGAAGCCGTTGTTCAAGACCCGCGTGGCATAACCCGCGTATAGGAGCATATATGGCTGAAGTAGAAAAAACAGAATTTGAGTTTCCAGATGAGGTAGAGGCCAAGGCTTCCCGAGTTGCGCCCGAAGCGGAGGATAGGCCAGAAATTGAGATTGTGGACGATACTCCTGAGAAGGATAAAAACCGCAAACCCATGCTGGAAGCCCCGGCTGACCCTACTGAGGAGGAGCTAGAGTCATATTCGGTCAGTGCGCGGAACCGACTTAAGCATTTCTCCAAGGGGTATCACGAGGAACGCCGCGCTAAAGAGACCGCCATCCGGGAGAAGGATGAGGCTATCCGGGTGGCTCAATCCATCGTGGAGGAGAATAAACGACTCCAAGGTTCTCTGTCTCAGGGGCAACAAGCCCTATTGGAACAGGCCAAAAAAGTGGTCGCCAACGAGATGGAACAGGCCAAAAAGAAGTATAAAGATGCTTATGAGGCTGGGGATTCCGATGCGCTAGTACAGGCGCAGGAGGACATGACCTCGGTGAAAATCAAAGCCGAGCGGGTAAATAACTACAAACCTGCCCCTTTACAACCTGTGCAGGATGTGGTACAAACCCCACAAGCGCCACCTATTGATAAAAAAGCAGTAGAATGGCAGCGAGAAAATGATTGGTTTGGTTCTGACGATGAGATGACTAGCTTTGCCCTCGGGCTGCACAACAAGCTGGTTAAGTCTGGAGTTGATCCTCAGAGCGACGATTATTATAGCAAGGTTAACGCCCGTGTGCGGCAAGTGTTTCCAGAGAAGTTCGATTCTACGGAGACCGCTGATGCTCCTACTCAGCGCACCACTAAGTCGAATGTAGTTGCCCCGGCTACGAGAAGTACTGCTCCCCGAAAGGTCGTACTAACTCAGACTCAGGTGAACCTCGCCAAGAGGCTTGGGGTTCCTTTGGAACTCTACGCCCGTAAGGTTGCTGAACAATCAAGGATATCTAAATGAATGATGCTAAAGTAAGCCGTCCCCTAAGTCGTGATCTTGAAACACGGGATAAGATTGAGCGCCCAAAAAAATGGTCGCCCCCTCAACTCCTGCCAGAACCAAACGCAGAGGCTGGTTATGGGTTTCGATGGATTCGCTTGAGTACGCTTGGTAATGCTGACGCCATTAACATATCTTCAAAGTTACGAGAGGGTTGGGAACCCGTGAAAGCATCGGATCATCCTGAAGTGCAATTGATGGGAGGGCAGTCTCTGCGTTTCCCCGATAGCATTGAGATTGGGGGCCTGCTGCTTTGCAAAACACCTATTGAGTTTACAGAGCAACGTGATGCTTACTACCGCGATCAGGCTAATACCCAGATGGCATCTGTAGACAACAATTTTATGCGTGAGAATGATCCTAGGATGCCGCTCTTCAAGGAGCGTAGTTCTAAGGTTACTTTCGGAAAAGGTTTTTAAATTTTATAGGAGTCTTAAATGGCTTATCCAGTGGTCTCAGCCCCCTACGGGCTAAAACCAATCAACTTGATTGGTGGTCAAGTCTTTGCGGGTTCTACCCGAGAGCTTCCGATAACTTACGGTTACGCTACAAACATCTTCTACGGTGATTTTGTTACGCTAGTTCGTGGTAATTTGGAGCGTATTTCTGTTACGACAGGTGTTGTCGGTACGCTGATGGGTGTATTCCTCGGCTGTTCTTACACCAACCCCCTAAATGGACAAAAAACCTTTTCGCAATACTGGCCTGCTTCAACGCTGGCAGGTGATGGCGTGGCTATTGTCTGTGACGATCCTGATACGGTGTTTAGGGCTGTGATGGTTTCTGGTACTACGGTTGTGACTTCTGGTGCTCGCGCCATGATTGGTCAGAACTTGGCAGCAGTTAACAACACGGGTAGCACTACTACAGGCAACTCGGCTAACGCTGTTTTGGCAGACACCTCCCTAGCACTTACGGCTGCACTGCCGATTCGTGTTATTGGGTTGGTTCCTGACTCTATAGTGGCACAAGGTACAGGTGTTTACTCCAGTATCAGCACCGCTACCGTTACGCTTGCTTCGGCTATTTCGTTTACGCCGGTAGTTGGCTCTGACGTTGGCTCGATTGCAGCAAATGGTCAGTACATTGCCAGCGGTTCGTATGTTGCGTCTGTAACAAACTCTACAACGGTTGTGCTAAATGCAGCACCTCTGGTGGCGTTTGCCTCGGCTGCCGTAATTGTGTTCAACCAATATCCAGAAGTACTTGTCAAGATCAATTTCGGTCTGCATAAGTACTACGCTGGAACCGCTGTTGCTTAAGGAGCTAAATCATGGCTATTTCACGCGCACAACTACTTAAAGAACTTCTTCCCGGCCTGAACGCTTTGTTCGGTCTGGAGTACGCACGTTACGGTGAGGAACATAAAGAAATTTATGAAGTCGAATCGTCCGAGCGTTCTTTTGAAGAAGAAACCAAGCTGTCCGGTTTCTCGGCTGCACCAGTTAAGAACGAAGGTTCTGCCATTGCTTATGACAATGCACAGGAAGCGTTCACGGCTCGGT